TCGCGTACCATCACTCTAAACTTCGCCATCTTCTGGTCTCACTCCCTCATAATCGGTTGACTCAATCACTTGGCATATGCTCGCGCTATACACCTCCTCCATATCGACCAATTTGTCGTAGTTATTCACCGCCTCCTGATAGGTGTCATATGGCAACCAATGGTCTTCGTACTCGGCCTTGCCGCCCTCACCTTCATGGCACTCGGTCCAAACCATTAAGAACATTCTGCTAGCTCCTTGGCCCCGTCATCTCGACCCTCCAAATAAGCTTCGTTCATCATCACGACCAACTGCCACTTATATTGGTACTCGAGTTGCTCGAGCGTTGCATTCTCGCCTTGCTCCAACAGAATCTTGCGAGCCTGCGGGTGCGACGCACTGAACCACTGGGTTTTTTCCAATTCATTGCGGACCTTATAGATCATCGGCATTAACTTGCTCCTCGATTTTCTCGAAACTAAACGTCAAGCTCGGAGCCTTTGCACTAGCCTGCGGCTTGCGCTTCCATGCAGCGATTTTGTACTCGACACCGTCAATCATCGCGTTGCCAGTGAAATCCGGATGGGTATCTTTCTTCTTATGCGCGTTACCCCAGATCGCGCCTCTGTTATCTTTTTCCACGTTTCTTTTTCCTTTTAGATTTACCATTGCCCGCGTGTTTGCTTGTTAACGAATCTTTCATCGTTTTCATCTTCTTACCCCTTGGGCTAAAAGGTGTATATGTCGATACCTTGCTTTTAGACTTCACCTTCACCCTCCATCTGATAAACCAGTTTCATGAACTCCGACTTCGGCATCCACTTCAACATTTCATTGACCAACTGCGATGTAGTCCAATTGTCGTACAAATCACACATGACCAACTCCACTTCATGCGGGTACTGATCCCGCGCCACTTTCATTTGATCTTTAGTCACAGATCACCTCCGCTTCTGTTTCTATCCACACCTTCGCGCCACAGGATAGTGGTTTATCCGGAGAATAAACCACGGTACTTGGACCTTGGACCTCGACCCTGTTGCACTTCCGATTCTCTTTGTACGTCTTGACTGTCAGCACAGGAACCTGATCTTCGACATCACACTTTGTGTTATGCCGAATGGCGTGCTGATTCACATGGATGCGCGTCTTCATATGTAAGAAACCTCCTGTACATCCAACGGCATCCCGTCGTTATAAACCGACTTCCACACTGGACCACCAATCGACAAATCGAGATCAGGGGACCCCGGCTCTTGGTCCTCGACTTCAATCGCTTCGAGCGATACCACGTCCGGCATCTCCGGATAGTTCTGCTCGTAATACCACGTCGCGCAAATCACATATTCGCGATCCTCGGAATCCCAATACCAGTGAGTCCCGTAATATTCACCCGTCTTCATATCGCACTCCAGAACATTGACAGCACATGAGCATCCTGCGACTTGGGACTGAAATCATCATCGACACAATTCTCAAGGAACTGCGGGACAAAGTCCCAATCAAAACACAGGTCGTATCCCTGCTCATCGGCCATCACCCGATAGGTCATGTCGCAATACACTGCAAGCAGGTTCAACCGATCTCGGACCTCGGCTATGCCGTGAGTCTCCCGAAACTCCTGCAACGGATGATCGTTCGGCAAATCGTGAAAGGCTTCATTGAGACACTGGACCGCCTCCATGACGTTCCGAATCTTGATATCTTCATCGTCGTCTTCCGGATCAAAGTCCGAATCAGGCGTGACAGAAAGGACCTGCATGGTGTCGAAATCGATACCACCTGATCCACTGCTACGATGCCAAGCCTGCCCGCCCATGTTCAATTCCCACGGCAAAGTTATCTCAAGCTCTGACTTAAAGTCGTCTTTTTCTAGCCAGTCGCACAGGATCTCCTGTGCTTTATGACCCGCCTCGCGCTCGCATGACGCAACCACACCAACATTGGTGTCCACCTCGAACACCACCTGAGTGGCAACCTTGACGTACCAACCCTTGCTCATGACCTATCCTCCAGTTCATAGAATTGAAACGCAGAGACATCACCTGTCTCCACGCAGTCTTTTAAATACTCCAGAAACACGTCGATGCACTCATCCATCGACTCATGCTCCACCTCATCGCGGAACACGATCTCAAACTTTTTCATTGACCATCTCCTTTAGCTCCTTAACGAAACCTTCCATCTCAGAAAGATACTTAGCCAACTCTTCATCCGACTCAAAACACGGGGTGCCGTTGGTGTTCATGTTGAACCCATCAAGGCTTTCCATCGACGCTTGATACTGCATATCTTTCAAGGCCGCATATGTGTAATACAGCGCACGCTCAAACAAAGTTTTTGTTTCTGAGTTCATTACTCCACCTCCGAATAGTCATCATCTTTGGCGTAGTCCATGTTGAAACCTAGACGTTCGCATATATCGATCACACCCTTGGGCAGATTGTAGACACCGTCATAATCCACCAAGTGCGTGCCATCGAACCACAGGCCGCCAGTGCCGCCCTCTTCACCAAACTGGGCATGCTCGAAACCAACAGGATCTCCATCCTCATCAACGAACACCGTCCACTCAGGCGACTGCCACCAACGCAAAGTTGCCGACTCGACAAACTTCATAGTCAACGGCTTTTCCGGTGCATTAATATCCATAGCCATACTCCTCGAATTGCTCCAACGCACGATCCCGAACAGGCGACGCATTAAACGTCTGCCACTGCTCATACGAAATTTTCTCCAACGATTGCGGACCTTCAGCACTATCACCAAAGCCCTTGATCCACTCAGCCGCGTCATACCAATCCTCGAACACTTCAATGCCCTCGGACTCACACAAATCACAGTCACGCGACCAGTGATAAAAGAAAATCGACTCCCGCAACTTTTTCTCGCGGTAATACTCATACTGTTTGTAGACATCCATGAACATCTCATGCCAGACATCATTAGCGTGATACTCAGGCTTACGCTCCATAATCTCCATGAAACGGAACACCTGCTCTTGCACCATGTAATACGGCATCTCAGGACGGTAGTCGTCAGCGAACTGGAACATACCTAGCTCACCGATACGAATGATCTGACCAAACAACGCATCATGCGCTGTCTTCTGTTCTAGGGCCGCGGTCCACGGCTCTGAACCAACAGCGACATCACCACCCTCAATCTGGGAACCCGACTCATCGACCTCCCACATATCAGACAGGATCCAATCCTGCTTGTAGTTGCGACGCTCGCGCACCGGACCGCGGATCGTGGACCAGATGATCTTGAACCGCGAACCTTGGAACTCAAAGTCCGCACCGTAGGCAGACATCTGTAAAACGAAATCAGGGTTAAGCTGTGTCATGGGTAATCCTCCAAAAGTTATGAACCCACTTGCAATAATACATAAGTGAGATAGTAGTGCAACAGTTTGTGTAAATTATTTTGGAGGGTTAGAACTTTTCTCTATACACCCTCTGGAACGATTACAAAAAAATATTTTTTATTTTTCAAATATGGTGTTACGAGTGTTACGACGTTACGAAACTCTCTGAAAGGTGCATAAACAAAGGATTTTATTCGTAACACTTTGTTTCAGATTTGTAACATTTGTAACACTTCTAACAGGTTACTTCTGCATTAGAACCCCCAAATTAACGATTGAAGAGAAAGTGAGGTACTATTTTTGTTCTACAGCCCCTTAAGGAGAGTTGCATCGTGAGCGATAAAATTGCCACGCAGATTGAAGAGAGAGGTCATAAGAAACTGACCAACCGTCAGCGTGAATTCTGTAAATATTATGTTGAAGGCATTTACTCGAATGCCGAGTGTGCGAGAAAGGCAGGGTTCTCTGTCGATACTGCCCACGTCTACGCTTCCAAACTGTTATCAGGTCGGGAGCATCCACAGGTACTCGAGTACATCAGAGAACTCAGAGAAGAAAAGGAACGTCGATACGGGGTGACATTGATCGGCCAAATGAAACGGCTTGATGAACTGTCACGCGGTGCTGAAGAGTCCGGTCAATTCTCTGCCGCGATCAACGCTGAGAAAATCAGGTCCGCATTGGGCGGCCTGACCATCGACCGCAGAGAAACCATCAACAAACTGGATGAGATGAGCCGTGCTGACATCGTCGCCAGACTGACCGAACTGCAGAAAAAATATCCGCACGCATTTATCGAGGGAGAATATAAGGATGTCACAGGGACCGGAGGCGAACTTCTGGAACACAATCCGAGCGAAACTACCGAAGAATTCCTACGCGTGGAGACTAGAGAACAGAGTCTCAGCGGGAATGCCTGACGTATATGCCATTTGGGAATCAATGCCGCTTTGGATAGAACTTAAAGTAATAAAGGGAAACGCAGTCCGTTTATCTCCTCAACAGGTCGCTTGGCATACCTCTCACAGCCACGTTGGAGGTCTCAGCTTCATCTTAGTTAAGCAGGCCAAGGATAGAGACCTATTTTTATTTGAGGGGCGTACAGCGCGTTCTGTGGCCTCTGACGGGGTGTCCTACGCGGAAGGTTTTAGGACCAAGGCCCTCGATGAGGTGTTCGATGAGATGAAACGGATATCTATTGAGCATTGGGCCGAGGTTCTGCGGCCCTGCGGCCTGCGGCTCTAATAAAAAAGCCCCACCGAAGTGGGGCTGGGCTTTCTCAGATTGGAGGACTAAGAAACTTGGGGTGATTCTGCGGCCTGCGGCCCTGCGAGTCAAGTCCTGCGGCCCTGCGGCCTGATCAAATAGGGGACAGAGAGCCGAGGTCCGGGGGCCTAGGCCCCCGGTTCGGTGATTAGTGGTGCTTGTAGGATACATTGGGTACGTTTTGGTCCCAGCATGCGCGGCATCCGTAGGTGTCGCATTGTTCTTTCCCGGATTTAACCGGGCATTCGTGACCAATGGCCGGTCCATCTTTGTGGACCGTGGAAGTGTGGGCCCAGGAATCGGGGGCCGCGTCGTCAACTAATGGCGCGGACAGTCTCAAGATTGCATTGTCCGGGAGCGTGACGTGCTTCAACGCCTCGGCCCAAATTGCGGGCTCTTTGGTAGGGATCCAATGCTTCAAGTGTGGCGTACGCTTGCACACTTCCACAATATCTACCGCCATTTGTACGCTCTGAACATCACCAGAATCGAACCACCGAAAATGGGGCTTGCGAATCCGGGACAGCTCCGCCGTCATATCATCAACGAATGATGCGCTTGTCATGAATTGCAGTCTGCGAGCCATTGCGGACCGGACATTGTCCATACGATAGCGGCCTTTCAATGCATAGCATCCGTGGCACACTGAACCGGGAACCTTTGCGAGCTTCGCTCCGGTCCGGCATTCCCGGGCATCAAGACTGATAGACTTGCCGGGCATTTTGTGGGTTTGAGATAAAATCGACATTTGAAATCCTCCAATAGATAAGCCGAAATATAATAATAACATAACTAGTTATGCGGTCAATGTTTATTCCTGCGGCCCTGCGGCCTGCGGCCCT